CAAAAAATCCGCCGCCCGGGTTGTATTTTTGCAACTGCGCAGGCTGTATCATCCTAAACGCGCTATACATATTGCATTGAGGGTACTTTGCAATGTATTGATCAAGAACTATTTGTAGCTGCGTCAAATATTTATCCGCTAACTCACCTACAAGTGATGAATCTTCTGAGTCCTTCATAGTTGTATCAACCACATTCCCAATATTTTTGGCAATGACACCTAATTTTTTATCTGGATTGCTATTATGAAGTTGTATTAATTCATCGCAGATAGAGGTATCTTCCAAATAACTTTGAAGAATAAATGAATCAGCCATACTAAAGTGTAGACTAAAAAAGGGGCACAAGGCCCCTTTTAAAATATTTCCGAAGAAATATTAGGTTGAACCGGGGGAGCCAAAGACGCCCAGTGGATCAGAGAAGCCGAAGCTGTAACGCTCACGGGCTTTGTAACGAACGTTACCTGTATCAAAGTCACCGTCCATGCCAGTAGTCAAGGCCATACGCTCAAAGTGCTTCAGGCCGTTAGGAACGTCTGTGCACAAGAACCAAGCATTGGTGTCTGTCAGGTAGTGGTTAATTGTGTAACCTTCAGGGATAGAACCGTTGTTCTTCAACGCGTTGATGTCGTTGTCGGCAGTGCCAACACGCAGGTTGGTTTCGAGCAAACGAGTAGCAACGAACTGAAGTGCTGGAGGCACAACGAGTTTTCTAGGTTTAGCAGCGATCAACAGACCACGCTCATCAGTCCAAGCAGCGATCTGAATCACAGCGTTTTCCAACGATGTTTCATTCAAGTCAGAGTTGGTTGAAGGACGGTTACTGTTGGTACCACCAGAGACTAATGGGTGCGCTGTAGAGAACAGAGCAACACCATCACCACCAGCATAAACACCACCTGTGAAGCCGTTGTTTAAGACGGATGCAGCTTTAACCTGCTTGGTGTAAGCCATAGCACGAGCCAGACCCTTGGTGTAGCGAGCAGACAAGCTGTCGTACAAGTTATCTTCAACCGCTTCTTCAGTGATTGAGAAACCCAAGGCAATGGTTTCGTGGTTGTAGCGAGCCGTGAACGCTTCTTGCGCATTGTCATAAGCAATGGCAGAACCTTCGTTCTTGACAGGAGCCGCAGAGAAGCCAGACAGTTTTGTCTCTTCTTCAAAGCTACGCTCAGATTTCTCTGTTTCGTAGATTTCTTTGTGCTCTTCGCCGTAAGTAGCGTACTGCAAACCGAACAAAGCGTTCAGGCCGGGGAGCAGTTCTTTAAGTAGTTGTGCGCGTGAAATAGCCATGATTTAGCTCCTTATACACCGAGTGCGTTGTTGTACTGATGCATAGTCGCATTGATCTTGACAATAACTTCAGGGAAGTTATCAGCAGCAGTGGCGGTGTCCCGAACTACGTCAATGATACGAATAGGCAAAGTGTTGGTTGTTGCAGTACTGTCCAAAATAGCTACGGCAGAGTTACCTGACGTGGTGCTACCGGCGTTCTGTACCAACGTGGCGTTATTTCCGATGGCGGTAATGCCAACACCAGAAATAGTCGTTCCGCTAGACACAACAGCTACTTGGAACAACGTGTCAGGATCATCAGCGACCACAGCAAAAATCTGCGTGCCAGACTTGATAGCCTGACTTGCTGGATAAAACTGTTGTTGCTGAACTTGACCAGTTGAACTGTTGGTAAAACTTACACCCAGAAAAATACCGCAAGGTGTGGCAGTTGTTGTGCCGACGTCCTTTTCGATAGTTCCACCAGCTACACGTTGTACCAAGTCACCATAGAAAATGTTAGTAGCATAGCCACTAGCAATTTGCATCAAACGGGTTGAACCCGCGAATACCTGTCCACCTATTAGGTTTACAGGCTTTAGACCGTAAGGGGCCGAGACTGTAGGATAAGCCATAAAGACTCCTATAAATTATTTAGAACCAGAACCAAACCCTGATCCGCGACTTGTTGTTGACTTGCGGTCAGCAAACAAGGGCATCCGAGGGTCGCTATTTCGCATGAAATGATTGTCAACTGAATCCATCTGGTTTTGAGCTTGCTTGTTGTAATAGTCAGCACGAGCTTCAATGCGTTCCTTGGGGGCTTTGCAAAGCATCAGCCCACCAATTTCCACATTGCCGTTTGCGTTGTTACCAAACAAGGCCAATTCTGGATGATCCACTGCTTTCACCGGCTCATAACCATCGCGCATCTGTAAAGACACGTTGTTGGCTAATGGCTGACCTAGCACATGAGTCGCTACCCAGCGAAACGTGTAATCTGGATCAGGTGTCGGATCGGGCAAGTTGCTCGGCGGTACGTATACTGCACGAACAGATTTATCGCGTGACTTAGTGTCACGATTTGAGCGGTCAATTGTTTCAGCCATTTCAGTTCTCCAACTTTGCTACTTGAGCAGCATATTGCTGCGGGGTTAAACCAAATTTTTTCGCTAACGCTACTTGCGTTTGAGTTAGCTTAATTTTTCCTGCACTCGTAGAACGAGATACAGAGGCAACCACTGTCGTAGGTCGTTTTTGAACCTCACCAGACCTTGGCTTGTCATTTGCTTGACCGAATAAATCCGGAAAAGTTGACTTCATGCGACCATCAATTTGGTCGAAATATTCAGCAGAGCGGGGATCCACTCCGTTTGTGACTAGTTTCTGATGCAGCCCTAGTGCGTAGCTGGTGTATTCTTCAAACCCTTGCTGTCCGAACCACTGGTTTTTTGCCTGCCAGCGCAGAGTTTTTTCGTCCGGTTCAGCCCTTGTGGGTTGGGTTTGTTGCGTTTGTACCTCAAAATTATCTTCCTGTAAAGGGGTTGGACGATAATTTTTTACTTGTTCTGCACGAATCTTTGCGTCCATCACAGCTTCTTGGGCTTCAATGATGGCATCCGTGTCATAGGACTCTTGGGCTTCCTTGAGTTTACGCCTTGCCATAGCCAACTCAGAATCGGCTTTTGACTTAGCGCCCTCAATGATAGCTTCTTGTCCTGTGTATACATTTTGTTTGAGGCGTTTGTTCTCCTCAATCAACTGCTGTGCAAGACGCTCAAGCTCTTGCTTCTCACGCATCGTTGCTTCTTTGACACGGCGCTCGTCGTGACGGGCGTGGGTCAACTCTTTAATGCGTCCCTTGACTTTGTCAGAATAGGACTCGATTTCTTCATCGGTTGGATCCAGCACTTCACGGTCTAGGGGCTTGCGGCCTCTGTCACGTTCAGGGGTATCGTCTTCAATTTCAATCTCTACTTCATCTACCCCTTCAATCTCAAACTCAACCTCATTGGTCTTCTTGTCTTCGACTTCGTCGGGGAACTTGTACGGTTCAGCCATATTCTTCCTTTCAAGCGCGGGTCAGGCCGCGAGGGTCTTGCACAACAGCATCAACTTGGTCGTCGTTGATGAGACGGAACTCCTTGCCAAAGATCTTGAATCTTGTGCCGGAGTAAGTACGTACTAACACGAAGTCGCCCTCTTTACACCATGCTCCGTTGGGAAACTTGGCGGTGTCGTTGTACGCATCAGGGCCAACTTTTAAAACAAACAACACAGTGGTTGCAGTTTCTTCTTGGCGCATGCTCTCAATAGGCCGGACTAAGTCCAGACTTGTACCATCCACTCGTTCAGAAATGTCGGGTACCGCGCAAAGAATCTTCCAGCCTGTGGGCAGGGGAAGTTGCGTGGCCTTCTGCTCATCAGTATCTTCAGGAGCATCCAGAGGCTGGATGGGTTCAGGCAGTGCAAAAGCACCGGGGGTTAAATCAATATCACTCATCTGATTCTTCAACTTTCTGCGCAAGGTCGATTAGATAACGCTCTGCAAGGGCTAGACCCTGAATAATCCCGCAGAGTTTTTGGTACTCTTCAAAAGTACGGCACGAACCACCAGCCAAGTCATCAGCATAGTTGTTCATGTCAGTGCGTAATTTTTCACGTAATACGCGTACGAAGTCTTGAATCATGATTTAGGCTCACGTTGGTTCCTACTATTTGAGAGCGCAGTAGTACGCGCCTGTAAATCCATCTGGGCTTTATTCTTTGCGATGTCAGCGCCCATTTGGATGCCAGCACGTTCTTGTTCAAACTGTTGCTTGAATTCGCTCTCTTTGATTTGCGCACCTGTGCGAAGAGCTTCCAACTCCAGTTTGCCGCTGACTTCTTGCTCTCGTAAAGCCTGTGCGTCGGCTTTTCCAGCAGCGTCCATCATGATCTTTTGTTTCTTCAACTCTAGCTCTTGCGCTTTGAGTTGGAGTTCCTGCATCTGCAACTGCATGACTGGGTCTTGCATCTGTTGCTGAGCTTGCTGTTGTGCAGCTTTGGCTTTGTTCTGCATCAGCACTTGGTTGGCCGCTTGAGCCATCATGCCCGACAAGGCAATCTCAATCTGCGGTGGCAACTTCTCGTCTTCGGGAGGCAGTGGCATACCCAACTGCTGCTCGATCTGCTGGCGCATCTGGTAACCAACGTGCTCTGCAATGTGCGCAGTGATTGCGCCCATGATCTTGGGAGCCTGTGGGTTCTGACCAATGAATTGCTGCATCATCGGGTCTTGCAACAGCATCATGTGCACCTGCATGTGAGCAGCGTGATCTTGATGCAAGAATGCTTTAAGTGGCTTACCTTTAAGCGCATTCTGATTCTCTTGCACTGGGTCAATCGGCTTTTGATCGTCCTCAATTGGTACAAGCTTCTCAGCGTTCTTGATACCCAAGACGCCCAACATACCGCGATGGAGTTCTGGCAAGTTGTAGATGTCCGGAGCCATCTGCGCCATCTGAATGACGGCTTGATACTGGATAACGCGCTGAGACATTGTCGCAGCGTTGGGGTCTGACACGGGGATAACGTCCACCAAGTCATAGTCGGCTTTCTTAGCTTTGCGAGTGCCGTACTCGGGTGTGTATGTGTAGTCCGCGTCTGTGTAGTCGCGGATGATGTTCTTCAAAAGTTTGAACTCTTGCTTTAGGGCAAAGTGCACACGAGCCTGCACCGCAGTCATCACTTTCAGTTGTCTTTCTAACAACGCAAGTGTGGTTCCCACGGGCGCGTTAGCGCTCATGTCAGACACCTTCATGTCAGCAGTAGCGGCAAACCGGCGACCTTCATCAACGATGGTCTGCATCAAGTTGAACAACGTCTGGCTTGGCTCTTTGTATGGGAGCGGCA